TGGTTTGGTTGGCCGTTAGATAGCCTGAGTTGTTAGTTAAGACAGATATGTTGTCCCCACTCTGCAAAGCACTATCAGCCTTAGCGCCTTGTGCCGCAGTAGCGTAGTCAGTAGTGTCAAAGGCTTTAACCTGTGAAAGGTTAGTAACCTCTGAGTCCATCAAGGCACCAGCGGCTGTAACATTGGTTGTGTCGGTTACGTCCGCACTAGCTTCAATATTATCTAACTTAGCACCGTCTGTTGCTATGTCTCTGCCGTCTACTGTTCCTGAAACAGAAAAATCACCTGTAACTGAAACACCAGAAGATGTCGTGTTAAGTTTAGTGGCGTTGTTATAGTACAAAACAGCACCACCACCGCTAACAAACCTGCCTAAAAATGCTGACCCAGAACTACCCATTAAATTTATAGAAACGCCGTCTGTTTCAAGACTTAAACTGCCGGTTCCAGAATCTTTAATATAGCTACTAGAGCCATCGTGATATATCTCAAGATCACTTCCCGTACCAAAGATAGCTTTGTCATTATCAGCAAACAAAACGTCATTGCCGTTACTAGCAAGATTACCACCTAACTGTGGGCTAGTGTCACCAACAAGGTCAGGGTTAATCGTGTTCCAGCCAGAGCCGTCGTAGATACGAGTAGTGTTGTCAGAGGTATTAAAGTACCAGTCACCTACTGTTACTGCGTCACCGTTACCGTCTACTGTTGGGTTGCTTGAGGCAGTGCCTAAGTACAGGCCGTCAATGGCCTCCTTAGCAGCCTCAGCAGCCGTTTGTGCAGTTTGTGCTGCAGTAGCACTAGTGGCTGCGTTTGTGGCTGAGGTGGACGCTGAAGAGGCGCTAGAGGCAGCGTTGCTTTCTGAAGTAGAAGCATTAGACGCTGATGTGGACGCTTCACTAGCCTTGGTAGTAGCTGTGGTGGCGGAAGCAGCAGCATTGGTCTCTGCAGTCTCTGCGTTAGTTTCTGCTGTCTCTGCGTTAGTCTCTGCTGTCTCCGCAGATGTTTTAGCGCTTTCTGCGTCTATTTTAGCTTGAACTGCTGTTTGAGCAGAATTACCAGCTTGGGTTGCAAAACTACTAGCGTTTGATTCTGAAGTTTCTGCTTGTTGCTTAAATAAGCCGGCTTGGATTTGACTCCCAAGTGCAGATAAATAAGATGCTTGAGCAGCAGCCTCTGATGTAGCCGCAGACGTAGCGGACGCTGCAGCTTCATTTGCTTTTGTAGAGGCTCTGGTTGCTTCTAGGGCTACTTCAGACGCATAGGTGTCTGTACTAGCATCCCCGGAACCACCTGTGCCACGAAATAAAGCCATCTAAAGCTCCTACAAAAGAAAAGAAAAAGGGGCCATTGCTGACCCCCTAAGATCGTTACTCTGCGACTGCGAGAACGAAACCAGCTTCAGGGCGATATACCTGAACACCATACAGGCAGTCAGCCGTGTACAGAGTCGAGAGGTACTCTTGCTTGTACTGGGTTTGTGAACGTACAGCCTGTTGCTCTGCCATGACGATAGCGTCACGGTGGAACAAGAGTGCAGCACGAGTATCAGCTGCTCCAGCAGTGTTGTCGCCAGCCGCTTCAATAGTTCGGCAGTTAGCAGAGACGTAAACGTCCACACCGTAGAGGTTACCAATAAGACCGCTGTTGACTACCTGACCGTTTACAAAATCAGAAGACACATAACGATCAATGCCCATGATAGTGTTACGAACCGAAGGAGGAATAATCAACGAACGTCCGTCCATAGGTACGTTGTTGTCATCCAGCTTTTGGATCATGTCACGGAAGAAGGCATCAGTAAACACGTCAGCAGGAACAATAGTGTCGTCTGTGTACTGAGTAGTTGTACCGCCGTCGTTAAAGAAACAACCAGAGTGCTGGTAATCAGTTTCTGCTGGGCTAAATACTACAGAACCGCCGTCACCAAAACCAGTACCGGCTGCGTGGAGGTCGTTGTCAATCTGTACAGCAAGAGCATAACCTGCATCTTCTGTATAGAACTGACGGAGGCTAGAAAGAGCCTGAACTTCCACGATGTCCTCAATCAAGCGTGAGTACTCAAAGTGACGGTCGATATCAACAGTCAATTCGCCTTCAGTGTTTGCAATGATAGTAACTGCAGTGTCAGCAGCCTTAACATTTGCATCACCACGGACGGGCTTAGGGATGTGAAGCTTGTCACCTTTCTTACCTGTCATAGCAAGCTTTTTAACAAGCGGAGCCATTTTCAGGTTCTTTTGGTAAGCAGCAATAATTTCATCACTCCAGATTTCTGGGATGAAAGTAGCTGCTTCAGTCTTCGCAGTATTACCCCCTGCGCCGGGATATGTAGCAGTAGCCATGTCAATCTCCTAGATTATTTGACTCGACCCTCCGCATAAGCTGCCATGATTTCTTCGGACATTGCTTGATAACGGTCGGGGTCGTTCTTCATTAGTTTAATAATGTCGGCCCTACGATATACCTTCCTACGTGTCCCTTCAGCACTGCCTCGTGCGTTGCCTGTGTTTGCTGCCTTCAGTTGTTGCTTACGTGCCTGTTTTTCAACTTGGGCAGTTTGCTGGGCTACTGTCTTCCGTTCTTTCCAGAGTGAGAAGAGTTCGTCAGCGGCGTCAGCGTCATACTGCTGGTCAGCTTGTACAAACAATTGAGTCCTAATCTTAGACGCTTTAATCCACTCTGCGAACTTAGGATCACCAAGGATCTGTTGCATGTCTGAATGTTTAGCTTGAAGCGTAGACAATGACGACTGTTTCTTGTACTGCGCCGTGTACTGCTCTGCTTCTCTAATCTTAGGATGATTCTCAATAGCACGGTTTACTGCACCTTGAGGATCTGTAAAGTAGTCTATATCGTCTTCAGGCTCAACGTGTTGCTGTTGAGGTGCTTGAGTAGGTGTCTGATTACTGATGTAATCGTCTACTACTTTACGAAGCTCTCCTACTTCAGAAGACTGACGACCTAAAAGCTTTTCAGCTTCTTGGTGCATCTGTACAACTTCTTCCATTGACTTACCTTGGTACTTCTCTGGAACTGTAGGTTTTTCTTGAGGTTGTTCAACTTCTTCTAGTTGAGTCTCTTCTGCTTCGTTTTCAATGGTGTCCACGTTGTCCTCTTCAGGCTGTGAATCAAGCATTGTTGCTCGTGACATAATTAAACCCCGTGACTATAATCATTATGGAGGTGTTCATTTTCTACCTGCTTTTTCGTGTTCTCGTACCCACTTCATGTGACTACCGGGGAAGTCCCCAGTAGAACCATCAAGGTGAAAAGACGGGGCAGATACCATTTTTGTAGCGTTAGCACCACAACCGCACCTACTGGTTGTAGTACCACTCTTTACAAAATCTTCGAAGACGTGTCCGTTAGTGCAACGGAAGTCATATATTTTATACATCTACAGGGCCTTCTTCTTCAGCCTCTGCTTGGTCCCTAGCGGCTTCTATAGTACCCTGTAGATTGATTACTGTTGCTAAAGCAGCTACCTGACCTTTACGAAAGAAGAGGTCTTCTTCGTTCTTTACAGTCTGTATATCTGCTAATTGAGTTGCATTAGTAGAAAGCTCTTGTACGAGTTGTTTGAAACCTTCGCTATTGAAGAGTTCGTTGTAGTTATTAAAATAAGTTTCAAGCTCAGTTGTCATTAGTTTCTCTAAAGTTGTTAACTATAGTTTTATTATATCATACTTTTCTGTAAATGTCAAGCGTTTCTTGTGGTTTTCCTACGTTTACCAGAGGCTGTAACTGCGTGTTTAATAGCCTTTGGTCCTGTCTTACGTGCAGCAGAAGACTTTTTTTCAGCTTTAGTCATCTTAGCTGCTACTGCCTTAGGTCTACAAGAGGGGTATGGACGTTCTTTCTTTTCCTTACCACTACGACCACACTTCTTACCTGTCTTAACGTCTACCCATTCTTCATCAAACCATTTGGTAAGACCTTTCTTGGGACGTTTAGCACCTCCTGTAGAAACCCTTCTAGGCATAAGTACCTCCACGTTTCTGGTACTCTTTAGTTAGCCATGCTGAACCGTAAGCAGAAGGCCATACGTCAAACTTACGTTTAGCCTCTGCTTTAACTCTAGCGTACAACGCTTTGTTCTTAGGTGTAGGCCCTGACTTCTTAGGTTTTGCTTTAGCTTTAGCCATGTTACTTACCCTTTGGCTTCTTTACTTTCTTCTTTTTACCACCGTACGCATTTCCGTATCCCATAACAATCCCCTTACTTTTTACCTTTGTGGACTTTTTGAACTTCAAAGTTAGCTGCCTTAGAAGCTCCTTTGTGTGGTTTGTAG